ATATCTGGTTACAGATGAAAAGCGTATGAAATATATTGCCAATTTGGTTGACGGGATAGCCGAGTCTGGTAATACACTAGTGTTAGTGGACAGAATTGAGTCGGGTGAATTCCTTGTGGAAAATTTACCCGACAGTGTGTTTATCTCTGGCAAAGTTAAAACAAAAGATAGGAAAGAAGAATATGACGAAATTAAAACTAGTACTAATAAGATTATTGTGGCGACTTACGGTGTGGCCGCTGTGGGTATTAATATTCCTCGTATTTTTAATCTGGTTCTTTTGGAACCCGGAAAGAGCTTTGTTAGAGTTATACAAAGTATCGGCCGCGGCATTAGAAAAGCTGACGATAAAGACTTTGTACAAATCTGGGACATTACAGGAGCGACCAAGTATGCAAAGCGACATCTTACAGAGCGTAAGAAATTCTACAAGGACGCAAAATATCCGTTCGAGATTCAAAAGGTAAAATATCAATAATGCAAATTTTAACGTTAGACAATAAAACAATGTTCCTCAACGATCTTCCAGATGAGATCGAAGAGGACATTAGATTCGCTGTTTTAGATAATAGTGATAATAATAATCCAGATTATTTTTATATTCCACTTATATTTTTAGAAAGTTTCACAGGACCGGCAGTAGTGTTAAAAATAGGCGATCATGAAGTTACAATGCCATTAGACTGGTGCTGTATTGTCGGAGATCCCGAAGGCCCTGATATGGAGATACTTCCTATTACTAGTCTAAATGACAGGGGCTTCAAAGCATATTGCTTTAATCCGTTAGGGAGCTTTAGACCAGAATTTCATGAAATTGATATTGTAAATGTCTATCAAGATGTTAAATGGTATTTTCCTAAAATGAAGCCAGGGCAATTATTATGCACACCATTACATGCCGGAGACAATCCACTGTGTGCATATTTTGTAAAAGAAGTTAGTAGACAGTGTGAGTTAGTAGACTACACAAAATGTTGGTAATAACAAAAATTAAAAAGAAAGAAAACACATGAGTTATTTGTTTACAAGTGAAAGTGTCAGTGAAGGTCATCCTGATAAAGTTGCGGATGCAATTAGTGACGCAGTATTAGATCTAGTAATGTCTAAGCAAGATTCATCATTGCGATGCGCTTGCGAAACACTAGTCACAACTAACAGAGTTGTAGTGGCCGGCGAATATAAAGGTATATTACACACTGAGGAAGTAGAATCTGCAATTCGCAAAACTATTAAAACTATTGGATACGAACAAGAAGGATTTGATTGGCGCACCGCTGAAATTACAAACTTGTTACATGGGCAAAGTGCAGATATTGCACTTGGCACAGACAATTTTGGCGCAGGCGATCAAGGGTTAATGTTTGGATATGCGTGTAATGAGACTAGCAATTATATGCCTAGTGCAATACACTGGAGTCATCAGATTGTTAAAGAATTAACTCAGTTACGTAAGAACGGCACCATGACTTGTTTAGGCCCAGATGCTAAGAGTCAAGTTACATTTGAATATAACGATGACGGCACCCCTAAACGTATTTCTAAAATTGTATGTTCGACACAGCATACAGATGATATTGATATCAATGCATTACGATTAGCAATTAAAGAAGTTATTCGTGCAATCCTACCAAAAGAATATATCGATATTAACACTGAATATTTTATTAATCCTACTGGACGGTTTGTTATTGGCGGTCCCGATGGGGACACTGGTCTTACTGGCCGCAAAATTATTGTTGATACTTACGGCGGATATAGTCCCCATGGCGGTGGTGCATTTAGTGGCAAAGATCCTACGAAAGTTGACCGTTCGGCAGCGTACATGATGCGTTACCTTACTAAGAACATTGTAGCGTCAGGCAAGGCAGATTGGGCAACGTGCCAAATCAGTTACGCCATTGGATTGGCACAGCCTATGAGTTTTTATGTTGAAACAGATCACAAACCTCAGAGTCGTGAATTAACTAATTGGATTCGAGACAATGTAGATCTGACACCAATGGGTATCATTGACCGTTTTAATCTGTTCCGTCCTATCTACAGTTCGACTACAAATTACGGTCATTTTGGTAAAGAAGATCTTCCATGGGAAAAGGTTGATTTATTTTAATGGGTACACTTAAGCCGGGTGCCACCTACGTGTACGAGCGCAATGGAGAAGAAATTTATTCTAGAGAAGTAGGATCGGCCAACCGAACACTAGTTGGTTACCAGCATGAGAATAAAATAGATTCGCGCACGTCCGATGGCCGCCCTTTAATTGACCATATTAGAGATGACAAACTTTGGGGACAAATTAGACGAGCTGCCCTTACCGATCCTACTTTACAACAGGCACTAGATCGTGTTAAAATATTGTATCATCTCAGTAAAAAAGAACCACCTCCTCAAACCTTAGATTGGTAATATGCTCGATATTAAACGTGAACTAAAAGCAGTTGATCATAAAGATTATGATTTCTATGATAAACTTACACCTGAAGAAAAGAAATCATTTGCTCCATTTATATTGATGCGATATACTGCAAGTTGTCAAGGCGATAGAGATGTTCAAGAACATTTTCTTGAAATGACTAATGAACTGGTTAATAAGAATCACTGGTCATTGAGTAAGAATCACAAACCGTTATTGTGGAAATTATTTGCGGCTGTTGGCGTTGGTATGTCGGCATATCATCCATATCTTGCAGCAGGCAAAAAAACAAAAGCAGTTAAAATTGAAAAACTTTTGTGTGAATTGTATCCTGCAATGAAAATGGATGAAGTCCGCTTGTTAGCATCGTTAATGGATAAGAAAGATAAAGAAGAGTTGTTTGATAAAATGGGATTTGATAAGAAGCAACGCAAGGACTACGAATGATAGCATTGGCAGATCAGCCTTTTAATTGCGTACATTGTAGCAAGAGTTTTATGAAAGAGAAAACTCTATATGCTCACATGTGCGAAAATAAGAGGCGTGCCATGCAGAAAGATGAGAAGAGAGTGCAAGCTGGTTTCATGGCGTTTAACAAATTTTTTAGAATGACGCAGGCCGCTAAGAAAGATAAGACATATGAGGATTTTTGTAAGAGCCCTTACTATAATGCATTTGTTAAATTTGGCAGTTTCATAAACAATGTACTGCCTCTCTATCCAGAAAAGTTTATGGACTATGTTATTAAGAGTGGAGTTAAACTTGACCATTGGTGTAGAGACGAACTGTATGACTCATATCTATTTGATATGATTAAATCGGAACCTGTTGAGTCTGCGGTACAACGCAGTATTCAAACAATGATGGAATGGGGCGATATTAGCCAAGCAGAGTTTAATCATTATTTTAATTACGTTAATCTTAATAGAGCAGTACATGATATTAGAAATGGAAAAATAAGTCCGTGGATACTATTAAATTGCCGAGGTGGGAAAGACCTCTTAAATAAATTTAACAATGATCAGCTTGACATGATAGCTCCGGCTTTTGATTTGCCTTTCTGGCTTAAGAAATTTAAGGCGGTGCCGGCAGATGTTGCACTAGTTAAAGAAATTTGTAAAGAAGCAGGAATTGTATAATGGATATTGATATTGATTTTGCAGATAGAGATAAAATTTTATCTATTATCAAACATATACCTGCTAGCAGGTTAGAGAATGGCATTTATAAAAAGCACAATACTGGTGTATATTGTCATTCTATCCCGTACAATCCGTTGACTAAATTATCTTCTATTGCATACGAAGAAGCGGAGCAACGTGGTTACTTTAAGATAGATTTCTTAAACGTAGGCATATACAATGGCATTGAAGATGAGGAACACCTTAATAAATTAATGAACACTCATCCAATATGGGAACTACTTACTCAGGACGATTTTGTTAATTTGTTATTTCACGTTAACGGACACGGATCTATTTTAAGACAGATGCAGCCGACCACTGTGGAACAACTAGCTGCGGTATTGGCTATGATTCGTCCTGCAAAACGTTACCTAATTGGACAAGATTGGGATACTGTAAACAGAGAAGTTTGGCAAAAACCTGCAGGCGATGAATACTTCTTTAAGAAGGCACATGCCGTTGCTTATGCTCAAGCGATCGTAGTGCAAATGAATTTAATTTGCGAGAACATTACTTAGGAGAAAAACATGGACTCAATTTTCGATTATTACAATTATAATAAAAACACCCCAGGCGATATCCATGAACACATGGAAACTATCTACAAACATGCATTAGAATGCGATCACATCACTGAGATGGGAGTACGAGGAGTAGTAACTACTTGGGCATTCTTGTTAGCACGACCTAAGAAATTAATTTCTTATGACGCTGAACAATGTCCTGTTGATAGGGCAAAAGCACTAGCACCAACATATGGTGTTGATTATCATTTTAGGATTGGCGATACTGGCAACCCTAGTACTGTTATCGAACCTACAGATTTATTGTTTATTGATACATGGCACATTTATGAACAACTGAAACAGGAATTAAAGTTGCATGCCGACTATGCTAGAAAATATATCATTATGCATGACACTACTGTATTCGGTGATCGACGTACAGGCGAGCACTTTGATTGTTATGTCAAGCCCGGACCAGAAGGCAAGGGATTATGGCCTGCGGTAACAGAATTCTTAGCTGAAAATCCACAATGGATTCTTAAAGATAGATATATAAACTGCTGCGGTTTAACTATCTTGAAACGAGTATTTTAAGATCTAATAACTTTTTTAGGATTTCGAACCAATTGAATTGATTTACGTTTAACTCGCTTTTCCGCGATATCGCCTAAATTAACAGTTGGTCCGAATACAACTTCTACATCCTTAGTATTGAATGTTTTTATATAAGGCTTGAACGAAGACATGTCTTGTTTAAGAAAAATGTTAATGGGAATTTTACGATTTGATTCCCACCACCAAACATCACCTAATTCCAAAAATAATTTTTGGTAACCCGAATTGTTAATTACAGCAAAGTCGTAAAGACTCGTTACTTGCTGATCGAAGTTTATAATAATACCTAAATATTCTGTATCATTACACTTGATGCAGGTCATAAAAGGATAGTTTTCTTGGAAGCTCTCTTTTGTTGTCATTGATTTCTAATAAATACCTATATGCAGAAATTACCAGTCTATTTATATACCAATTTGTTCGATGTAACACTAGATCTGGACAATAATAAGGAAATAAACCAAATTATGTATCAGCGACCTCTTAAAATTCAAAAAGGTGTTAAGAACACTGTACAACTGCAATTCAAAAATTCGGATCAGAAGAGATTAGATGTTAGCTCTTCTACATTTGTACTTAACGTTTATGAAACTAGCGAAAACAGAAGTTTAATTTTAAGTAAAAATATCGATATTATCGATACTGGATCTTCGGCTACTACATATGTATCTAAAGGGTTAGGCCAAGTTGTTTTTACAGCCAGCGATACTTTAGATATGGAATCTAAAGCCTACAATTTTTCTGTTGTTATGTTGGAAGAAGACGGCTCGTTAAATCCTACTTATACAAATACATATTATGATGTTCCAGGTATCTTAGAATTAAAAGAAGAAGTTTTTCCAACGGCAATACCTAGCATTGAAGTTGTAACATTCCAACGAGTTTTTAATAGTGATGCTGGAAAACTATGGTGGGAGTATAATACTGGTAATGTTCGCGTGTATCCAGATTCTCAAAATAAAAATGGTACAATGACCACTGCATACTACCTAAGAAATTTTAGAGGAACGGTTTTCTTAGAAGGTACTCTAGATAACAGTCCTAGTACTTTTGGACACTACGCCATTCTTCAAAGTAGAACATATACCGGATTCACTGGTGTGGACTATTTGAATGCAAATGGTATTTTCACTCATTTAAGAGTTAGATATATTCCTGCTAAGAATCCGAATACTGGATTTAACGATGACACTACTTACGCCGGAAACTTTGACAAAGTATTGCTAAGAAGTTAAACTAACTGCATGAACCTGATACAGGCAGCAGTACAATCAATCTTACCTTCAAAACGAAAAGCTACCCCTAGCGGGTGGATAAGTTTTAATGCCCCTTGTTGTATCCATAACGGAGAAAAACAGGACAAGCGCCAACGTGGCGGTATGTTGTTTAATAATGACGGATTTCAATATCATTGTTTTAACTGTAATTTCAAAGCAGGTTGGTCGCCTGGTAAGCTGTTAAGTAAGAATACTAAATCTATACTGTCTTGGTTAGGATTACCAGAGATAGAGATACAAAAATTAGGACTCGAAGCTCTAAAGAATAAAGAAGATATGCCCAAGGTTGAGAAACCAATAATTCTTGACCTAATAGAAAAACCATTACCCGATGAATGTAAAAGCATAAATCTATGGGTCAGTGAAGGGTGTCAAGATCCAGAGTTGATAGCAGTGATTAACTATTTGTTAGACCGTGGGATGAATTATGAATGGTACGACTGGCATTGGAGTGCAACTTCTGGATTCCGTGATAGAGTAATACTTCCATTCTATAATGAAGGTAAGGTAGTAGGTTACACTGGACGTAAAATTAAACCAGGCAAGCCAAAATATCTAACAGATGCTCAACCTGGATATGTATTCAACATAGATCGTCAGATTGATAATAGAGAATTTGTTATCGGAGTAGAAGGTCAGTTTGATGCCATTGCAATTGACGGTGTTGCATTCATGCATAATGAACCTAACCAGACACAATGCACTAGACTAAATGTGCTAGGTAAGGAAGTCATTATTGTTCCCGATAAAGATAAACCTGGAGCAGTAATGCTTAAGGCAGCAATAGCAAACAACTGGAGTGTTAGTTTACCACCTTGGGCAGATGACGTCAAGGACGTTGCCGATGCTGTGAAGAAATACGGTCGGCTATATGTACTAACCACAATCTTACACTACCGTGTTCGCGGAGAGATAAAAATTAATTTACTAAAGAAAAAACTAGAAAGCATCCATGAATAAAAAAGATAAAACACCAAAACCCAATTACGATTACGAAGTACAGAAGTTATATATAGAAATGTTTCTTAGTGATGCAGAAACATTTGTGCGCTGCCAAAACATTTTCGATCCACTTAACTTTGATCAAAGATTACAAGATGCTGCAACATTCATTACCAAGTATGTAGACGAATACAAAGTAATGCCCGAAGCAAATATTGTCAATGCTTCTACTAGAAGTCAATTCAATCCAGCAGTACTTCCTAAAGAAAATTATGAATGGCTAATGAATGAGTTTGAAAACTTTAGTCGTCATAAAGGACTAGAGCGAGCTATCATTGAATCTAGCGATTTGTTAGAAGCTGGCGATTATGGTCCAGTTGAAAAATTGATTAAGGATGCTATCCAGATTAGTTTGAACAAAGACATGGGTACAGATTATTTTGAAGATCCTCGGGCACGTTTAAGTAAATTAAAAGATGGTAACGGACAAGTTAGTACAGGATGGCCTAGTATTGATAAGAAATTGTATGGCGGATTTAACCGTGGCGAGTTAAACATTTTCTGTGCAGGATCTGGTGGTGGTAAATCACTGTTCTTAGCTAACTTGGGTGTGAACTGGGCATTGGCTGGATTGAATGTACTGTATCTTACATTCGAACTTAGTGAAGGATTAGTTGCTATGCGACTGGATTCTATGATGACTGGTATTGGTACTAGAGAGATTTTTAAGAACTTAGATGACGTGGAATTGAAGGTTAAAATGACCGCTAGAAATGCGGGAAGTATGCAAGTCAAGTATATGCCCTCAGGTAAAAATTGTAACGATATTCGAGCCTATTTGAAGGAATATCAGGTCAAAAAAGGCGTGAAACCCGATGTAATCTTAATAGATTACCTCGATTTAATGATGCCTTTAAGTGTGAAGGTAAGTCCTAGCGATCTGTTTGTTAAGGACAAATACGTATCTGAAGAGATTCGAAATTTGGCTATGGAAACACAATGTATTACAGTTACAGCGTCACAGTTGAATCGTAGTGCTGTTGAAGAAATTGAGTTTGATCACAGTCACATTTCCGGCGGCCTATCAAAGATCATGACAGCGGATAATGTTATCGGTATCTTTACGTCACGTGCTATGAAGGAACGTGGACGCTATCAAATACAGTTTATGAAGACACGTTCGAGTAGTGGTGTTGGACAAAAAGTCGATCTAGAGTTCAATGTGGATACTCTGCGTATTTTAGATCTAGGAGAAGAGGAAGACAATCGTAGCCTAAGTCAAGGTGGTGGGCGCCCAACTGCTGGCAGCAATTTGATTGCTAACCTAAAGAGGACCAGTACAGTGAGTACTGCTACAGATCCAGAAACTGGGGAAATTTTTGAAGTAGACCCTACTAAAGGAGCAGGTGCACCTAAGGTTAAGGCAGAATTAGGTGGTGCAAAGATTCGTGCAATGCTGGCTAATATGAATAGTGAAAAGGATTAGAACCATTCTTTAACTTCTAATTCCACTGCCTGTGTTAACAGGCTGTTCCATTGAAGTTCGGGTTCTGTGTCAAATACATTTTTTTCAGTGCCTTGGATATCTAGCCATCGATGCTTAAATGTCCAGGGCGCTTTTCCCTTCATTTCGCCTTCCAGTTGATTTGGTCCCCAACTGCTGACTCCGCAACAGGCTCGATATAGACTAGGTCCAATTCCTTGCGATATTGCTGCCAATACACTTATATCAGTGGTAACTGACAGTTCCGGGGATATTTCTAAAGTACTGCTGGATGCCCAATCATTCGAATGTACTAGACATATTCTGTTACGTTCTATAGGGCCTCCAACGTACAATGGTGCATTTGCACCCACTGCATTATCCATGCCCACATGCTCAAATACATCCATTAGATCGCAGCTAGGATCGGGCACGGGCTTATTAATAATAATTCCCCAAGCGCCGTAGCTGTTGTGTCTAGTTATTAACACGACACTTTCTTTGAAAAAATTACTATCGCATTTGGGCTGTGCAATTAGTAATCTGCCTTTATAGTTGTTCAGTAGCATTGTATATTTACCGTATAAATATCTGATATGTCCAAGTTAGACTCAGCCCTTATAGATCAACACGATACCCTTAATCCAAAAATTTGGACCGAGGAGCAGACCATGCACCCAGAAGTGCAGGTTGCACTGTTTCGCATAGCCAAAGAATTCTTTGAATTTTTAGAATTCGATGCGCCCCTAGTTGATGTACAGGTAACGGGCAGTCAAGCCAATTACAACTACAGTATCCACAGTGATTTAGATCTACATCTTATTGTGCCCTACTCTGAAGTCAAATGCGATCAACCCGTGGCAGATCTATTTGATACCAAACGTAAGCTATGGAAGCAGCGCCATACTATCACAGTACACGGTGTTCCTGTGGAAGTCTACGTAGAAGACACTGACAAACAGGC